GTTTTTTTTTTTTATAAGATTTATTTTTATTCATTTAAATCAAACACGAATTAAAACTCTCCCGCGTAATCCTGTTCATCATATTCATACTCTTGGGGCAAATCATTAAGATTCTCGGGGCGTATGATATAATTTGCTTTCTCCATATCAAATGTATGACGATATTTCTCTACTTCCCAGTCAGGGAATTTATAAAACTCCTCAACTTGCATGCCAACTTTTTTCATCAACTTACGAATTCTATAAGACTCAAACTTATTAAAGTCTAACGTTTGCAATATCTCATACGGAGTGCGAGTATCAAGCTTATCAAGAGCAACATAATATGCGCGCAACGTATCGTAAGCAGGTCTATTTGTAAACATTGTATCCCATGCCATACCAGTCACTATTAATTTAACCTCAGGTGACCAGTGTGTTTCCAAAGCAAACGACTTTATCATCATCTCATCTATTTCTTTATAAGGGAGAAAATTTACCTTTATTTCAGGATCCGTATTTCTAATTATATGGCGTTTCAAAAAACGTGGACCTCTAACTTTCAAACGGCCTGTATGATCAGGAACAGATAATAAGGACGTATAAGTATGGGCATCTCTAAGTTCCATGCCACAATAATCTTTCAAAAAATCCCTCCAAGTATTGTGATTCATAATATCACTAAGTATTTCCGGTGCACACCAAATATGATCATCTCCATATACGACAATCACTATTATCATCAAAGCAAGTAACCGATCGATCAAAATTGCACGACCAGGATTAGCTGCTTTAACCTGTTGACAATAGCAATAAAACAAAAAAGCCATTATCCAACTATCCCCATGAGAAGTCTCCTTACCTCCGGAATACATCTGTCCTAACATATAACGCCAAAAACCACCAACATGACACACAAGCTTAGCACATACATTTGATGCCCAAAAAATCAACAAGTTTTTTAAAAACTTTGAATCTTTAGAGTTCATACTAGCCCAATCAAAGTAAGGATGTGCTCCATGACAATAAAGGTACAACATCCAATCTTGAATATGCTTATCTAAGCCAGTAATATCTCCATCTACCCAAATCATTTTAGGCATGTCACCATTAAGAAATTTATACAACAATTCAGCTCCGCCATTCCACCACTTCATTCCTATACGAATCACATTATTACGTTCTAATAACATTCGATATTCATTACATAAAATACTTATATAATTATGATGCATACTCGGAATAAAAAATTCTCTCATTTTCATTAGCATCTCGCGAAGCTGGGCCACTGTTTTAAATTGTCCTATCTTCCATTCTTGTTTAGCTTTTACTACTGCAGTGATAACATTAGCATAGTCCCTATCATCTTTACGTATCATAGTCAAGATATCATGAACCTTCCGTATGGCAGCCTCCATACAAAATATTTTTTT